TCCACGTCAAACTCGATAGTCGCGGATCTCGCGCCCGGTACCGACGAAAAGGGCGAAAGACTCGAACTGCGCATGGGCCGCTGGAACATGGGCGTATCCGGCGTGAATTTTCCGTTGGCGTGCAGGATCGCATCTGCAGCCACCAGATCTTCGGCGGTGCCTTCCTCGCTTTCCAGCTTAATCGCCAACTGGGTTTTTGCTTCTAACATGGTTTACTCCTTTCCTTTAAAAACCAGAAGATCAGAACAGCAGAGGGTAAGAAAGTTGGAAGATGGAGCCTGTTCGGCTTTCCGACCTTCTCACCTTCTTTCCTTCTTATCTTCTTTGTCCTCAGCCTCCGACCTCTGATCTTTGTCCTTGGGCTTCCGGTCATCGATCACCGTGGTAATCCCCTCCCGGAACTCGTCTTTTATTCTCTCCGGTTCTTTGGCCATTGTGTCCTCCTTTAGGTTGACGGGTAAAGCAGCGACTGCCCGATCTCGTACTCGGCCGCATATATGGAAATCCCGCCCCCGAACCATACGGCGGTCTGGCGAATCAGCTTGAAGGGATAAATCTCCAGGGAAAGCTGCTTGGCATACAGCTTATTCCGGACCGCATCGAGCAGGGCGTAGGTTCCGGGGTTTCCGGTACCGCCGCGCCTGGCTTCTTCCTCGGAGCGCAAATTCTTGTCGCATACGAAAAGATGATACGTCATCTTTTCGATTTTCCGGGACCCGTGTTCCGTGTACGCCGACCCGCCGTACACCACGTAAATTGCCGGAAACAGCGCCACCAGGCGCTTGATATCCCCTTCTTCCAGTTCTCCCTGATAGGACTTGACGGTCCGAACGCCCAGGGACGCCTTGAGCGGGTCAACCGCCGTAATGATCGCGTCTTCGATGTCTTCGATGGTATAGCCGGCCATAGGATCTCTTTCGGATTGATGGTTGTCGGCCTATGATTTATGAGTGGTTTTTTTGTTTCTTTTAATCGTCGATCATCAACCATCAATCCTAATATTTGGACATGGTGTCTGCATCAAACATCTTATCCTTTGTACTGAACTGACTGGCCCCCGTATAATCATCTTCCCCGGGCGGGTCCGGCACCGGCTGCACGCCCAGGGTGTTTTCACCTTTGGCCACGCCCTTGAGAAAATCCACGGCATCCTTGTATCGGGTTCTTCGATCCTCCGGCGCGCCCTGGCGACGTGCGAAAAGCCTGTAAACGGCAATGATCACCGAAAAATCATGGATAATGGGGGGTGTGGGAGAAAACGGAACGCTGTAATGTTTTCCGCAATATCCGTCAATCAGGGCATCAGCGCCGGCAATGGCCGCATCGATTTTGTCCATATCCACGGAACCAGAACCATTGTCATCGGTGAGTTGGATCAGCTCATCTTCGGAAATCTGATCTTTTAAATCATCGAACGTGCAATACGCCATCTTGGCTCCTTATACGACTTTTGCATAAACCACGGCGCCCGGACGCTGCAAAACCGGCAATGGTCTGGCTTCGGTTTTGATCCACCGTCCGCTGGGATCTTGTTTTTTCCAGGATTTGGAAAAGAACATAACGCCGTTGCCGTTGGCATCGATATTGCCCACGCCGCCCGGAGCGTCATCATCCACCACCGGCGCATACGGCACGTCCACCAGGTCGTCGCAGATGCCGATGAGCATGAAATACTCCTTGCCGATGAACCGCTGCCGGGTGCCCTCATCGTCAATAAACGATCCGTCGTATTCGTTGATTTCCGTTTTGGCCAGGCGTGCCACATCTTCTTCCTCGGCAATTTTTCTTCCCTTTGCATATTTTAAAAGATCGAGAACCTTGGTATTTGTAAGCAAGGCATCCATTGCCTCATATCCTACAAAGGACACCCATTGGGAAATGGCCGCATTGCTGTCGTCTTGGATGAGCCGTTTATATTTCCTGATTTGATTGATGGGATTGCACGCGGACGCCGTCCACAGATCGTCTCCGGATTCTTCGGGCGTGTGAGAGGAATCCACGTTGTAATTCACCAGCTCGGTAGTCAGATCCGAATCGTAAATGATCCCTTTTAAGGCATTGCAGGCCCAGAACTCTAAAGTTCTGTCATGTTCGTTGCGCATGTCTTTTTGTTCCCGGGCGATTCGAGTCTTCATCATCTCCACGCCGATTTGCTTGCCGTACGCTCGCAGCGCATTCAGCTCCGCCGTATGAATAAATCGTTTGGTCGCCAGCCGGGGTGCGGTCAGGGTCACGACTTTTCGCCCGGTTTTGTCCGTTACCGTTGCGGGCGCATAGATGGAGATGTTTTTTAGAACCCTTTGAGATCCCGTAATAATTTCAAAGGCCAGCCGGTCGGACACTTCCATGTGCTCTTTGCCCCTGAAAATTCGATTGTAAACTTTCATGGCCGGCGCCTTCATGGCATTGACCGCTGTTGTGAGAACTCTTATTTTGAAAAGATCATCCATTGTTTTTTCTCCTTTTTAGGATTGTGGTTTTGATTTATACGAAATCCTTGTCCACCAGTATGCCGTGATCCTGGAGATCCAGGATGGCCGCGTTTTTCTGTGCATCGGTGATGCCGTCCGGCCAGACCAGGTCATCCAGACGATAGGTTCCCATGAAATAGGCCTGGGCCGCCGCATCCGCACTGGAGGCATCCACATCTTCCAGCAAAATCGTCCTGGCCTGCTGGATACCGGTAACGCCGGCGGGATCAAGCTCTTCGTATTTATGGCTGCCGGGTTCCACCGGAACCGTAAAAGAATCCCCGACCACAAAATCGGTTTCTCCGTCTGAGATCGTAAAATTGACGTGGCCCGAAGTGTAAGCAACACCGACCTCGGCATCGTCAAGACGTATGCCGTCCGGGGCGATTACCTTGAAGGTGCCGCCATTGGCCGCCGCCCCGATACAGGTCAAGGCGTAATCTCCTATCTGTGCGTTTTTTCCGAGAGTTACGGACCCGATAGTTCCGTCGCCGGTGTTTCCTCCCCCGGCAGCCGGAGTGCCCAGGGCCTTTTTTATCAGCCCCAGCACTGCTCCGCGCAACAGGACGCCTGCGCCGCTGATTATCGTTACCGGTTTTTGTTCGTGGACGTCGCTTGCCACAAGCTGGCTTAATTCCTCTCCCGATGTTTCGGTAACACCCAATGTTCCTGCCATGATATCCCCCTTTTTGTTCGTTAAGATTGTTTTTGTTAGTTATGATCGCCTGTCAATTTACTTTTGCCGCAATGCTCTCGCCGGTTTCCTGGTCCTTTTTGGCCTCGGCAAATTCGGCCGCTTGCCCGGCCTTTTCTTTGGTGGCCATTTCCTTGAATATGGAGCTTTCTCCAAACCCTTCCAAAAACTCTTTAAACCATTTGAGCGGCGTCTTTTTTTCGCTCCCTTCGGCAAAAGTAATTTCCAAGGTTCCGTCCAGGCTCTGCATAAACGCTACCAGACCGGCATCCTTCCAGGAAGGCGGAATTTTCGTTTTCGAGACCATATCATCGCAGAAATCAGAGATTTCTTGATTTTGGGCCTCTCGCTGCGCCTGTTCGCCTTTTTGGTTAAACTCGGCGGTAACTTTTTCCCGCTCCGCGTCCGCCGCTTCTTTCTTGGCCGCCTCTATGTCCGCTTCGGTGAAGGTCTTGTCTCCTCCGGCGCCCGGTTTTTGTTTTGCGGAAAGTGCCGGCAATTCGATATCCGGGTTTTCTTCCACCTTCTTCCAGAATTTGAAAATCTCCAAAAATTCACTGAATTTCATTTTTCCCTCCCTTCGGTATTCACCGATTTTAAATTTTTTGCGAAATTTATCTAATCGCTCATTGATAATGGAGCGTTCTTGAGAAGTATACTGAGCCTGGTTGTCCGCCTGGCCCCAGTAGCTCGCCGCCGCCCGCGTCTGGTTTGCATCCGGGCACGGATACCGGTAATTCACCGGGTCCAGGAACTGATCGTCCGGAACGCTTGCCCATTCACCGGGTTTGGTAACATGGCCGCCGTCTTTGATTGCAATTTTGTATTTTTTGGATCTGGCCTCCTGCGCGGCTTTGTCTTCTTTGGATGCTGAAAATTCAAAAATTACGGATTCATCATCGTCAAAGCGAAGATCCGCAAGACCTTTGACCGCAGGCGGCGCCGCGCCTAAAAATCCCACATGCCGCAACCGGCCGTCCGGATAGAAACTGGCGGACCGCTTTTTATAAAGGCCCTGCTTTGCGATGGCCTCGAATTCCGGGACCACGTCTCTGGCTTTGACCATCAGGCGGTTGCCCGATCTTTTAATTCCTTGTACCCATCCGAAGGCCGGCGCATTGTCCTTTGGATGCCCCACGACAATCGGGGGTTCATGATATGCCGGATCAAACGTTTCAACGGCCCGGTCGATCAGCGCGTCGCCGTCATGTTCCCTGCCGGAGCTGTCCATCTGCTTTCCCCCTCGAAAGATTTCAATCCAATCGCCAAAGCCTTTAAAATTTTTCATCATGTCCCCCCCAATAAATAATCCGTAAGCGCGGCCGTGATCTCGGGCCAGTCCTCATCCTGGATCACGAGATATTCCCGGGCCGGGATGTCGCCCCAGGGCAGCTTCATTTTTCGTTTATGCGCCTTCACCCGGACCCCTTTTCTCAGATGCTCCCGAATGTTGGCGATCACGGTTCCGAAGCTTCCTTTTTTCGCGCCGAACTGGTGAACCGCGCCGTATATTTTGGGTGTGCCCACAACGACTTTTTCGCTGTCCGCCCGATAATTGATGCTTCCGGCCAGGCCCGCGCCCAAACCTTGAACCATTAAAATTTTGGCCCCTTTGCCCCGGCGCTTTTCCGTGGTTTTGGAATGCTTTTTCCATTTTTTGGGGCGCCCGCTTTTTTCGAAGTTCCGGATCACCGACGTGCGAACCGTGGCGCCGATGATCTTCATGGCCGGGGTCAGGTCTCCCAGGTTTCTTTGAATCCGCTCCAGAAGTTCCTCGACCTCCGCGTCTTGTATCGAAATTTCTATTGCGGCGCCGCTCAATCTTTAAACCCCTGCTTTCCCGGATGGTAATCCCATCCCGGATCGATTCCTCTGGGGATCAAATGGACAATACCCGTATCCTTGTCCTGCCACTCGTAATGCGTAATCTCCGGGGCTTCCGTTCGAACTGGGTATGGC